TAAAGCAATTGTTACGTGATTATATCTAGCTGTAAAAGCTTCTTGTGCGTTGTCATACGCAATCGCTGCTCCCTCATTTTTCAGAGGTGCACCTGCAAAGCCTGCTAGTTTTGTTTCTTCTTCAAAAGAACGGTCTGAAGACTCAGTCTCATAAAGTTCTTTATGCTCTTCGCCATATTTTTCATACTCTAAACCAAATAAAGCGTTAAGTCCTGGTAATAGCTCCTTAAGGAGCTGGGCTCTTGAAATTGCCATAATAATTTCTCCTTAATTAGATTCCAGTTGGGTTGTTATATGAATGATTTGTACCATTAAACTTAATTAGTAAGTCTGTAAATGCATCACCCACGGTTGATTTTGGACCATCTACAAAGTCAACAATACGGAAAGCAATAGTGCTTGTCGTAGCTGTTGTTGAAGATACTGCAGTGTTGGAGTTACCATTTGTAGTATCGCCTGTAGTTGTAGATTGCACTGCTGCGAAGTTAGTATTCTGACCTAAGTCAGCTTGTGTAACTGCACCGTCCGCCTGTGCCTGAAAGATTACATCTGGGTCATCGATAACATATGCTTTAATATCGTCTGCCACTGTACCTGTTGGGTAGTTATTTCTAAACACTACTGTGCCTAGATTTGGGTCTGTGTAAGTACAACCTACAAAAACACCAATAACACCAGCAGGGAATTGGTCAGCATTGTTACCTAAATCTGTAACAATTTCGATAGTTCCTGCGGCTACGATTTGAACAACCGAGCCATTAAATATGTTAGTTCCGTATCCAGAAGCAATCGGTAATAGACGTGTAGAACCCGCATATGGAGTTCCGCCTATATGGTTTACTGCTTTAAGTCCGTAAGGACTAGCTGTAGTCGCCATGATTGTTTCTCCTATTTATTTTTTCCCCTTTCCAAAACTTCGACCATTTTCTTGACCTTCAGCAAATTTAGGCATACGTGGGTCACTTTGATTCATGTATTGCGCATCTACTGCTTCAGTCTGAGCTCGTGTTTTTTCATTCACATAAGCTTTTCTTTGGTCCATCATTTCTTGAGGAGCTTTACAAAGTAATAGACCTCCAACTTCTATGCCTTCTTTATATTGGCTATTGGGGTCTGCCTGTATTATGACTTCTGGGTGTTCCGAATGCTTTACCGGTTCCCAGCCTTCACGCATTTTTGAAGAGACGTTCATGTTATCGGCTTCATTAAGTAAAGAAACTCTAACCCAACGATACGCCCATCCCGGTTGTTTTTTGAACTCCGGAAGGAGTGAGGCAGGTTGCCATTTTTTCGCTTCGTCTTGTCTTACTTCTGTTTCTCTTGATTCTCTTTTTACCTTATCCATTTGCGTTCTCCAATTTAATCATTTCTCGTGCATATTGCTCCGGTGTTAACTTAAGCTTTTTAGCAAAAGCAACTTGTGTCTTACTTAGGCGTACTTTTTTTGGCGCGGTACTTCGCGTTGCCGGTGCAACTACATTCGAAGGTTTGCGTTGGGCGGGTTTTTCTTCCGGTTCCAACGAATTATCCCCAAAATTTTCAGGGAATCGTTTTTGCATCGTTTCATCTATACGACGGTAGTATGCGTCAGAAGTGGGGTCTATCCCATTTCTAACAAGTTTTTCATGTAGTCCTAATGCTAATGAAGTCATTTCTTCATCTTTACCAAACCAAGTATTGTTTGCTTGCCAAGCCTGAGCTTTAGCGTCTGGTTTTGGTACTGCAGGACGTACTGGTTGTTGATTAGACTCTACACTATTTTCCTGCTTTTGTGAAGTATATTGTGGTTTTAAAGCTTGTGCTTGAGATAATTTAAGTTGAGCACTATTCATAGCTCCTTGAGCTTCAACTATTTTATCAGTATCACCAGCATCATAAGCTTCTCTATAATCTCTTTTAGCTATTTTAAGTTCATTTTCAGAAGCAGTTACTAATGTTTTAAGATAGTCTTCTTCGCCTGTACTTAAAGTAGTTTGAAGTTTTTTATTTTGCTCATACACTTTTTGTGCGTAAGCAATAGCTTCTTCTTTTTCACGCGCCGCTTCTTCTTTAGCACGTCTTTCGTCGTGCCATACTTTTTTAAGTTGAGCCATACGTTGTTTAACACGTTCAGAATAATCTTCTAAAGAATCTTTTTCTAATTCCTCAACCATTTCTTTAGGTAAAGGTTCTTTTCCTTGGTCTTCAATAGGAGTATCATCTTCAACTTCTAAAGCTAATTCTTCTTGTTTAGGTTTTTCAGTTTCTACACGTTCTACATCCGCAGTAGATTTTTTACCATCACTTTCTTTTTTGCTGGCTTCTAAATCTACTTCAACTTCTTCTCCTTCCATTTCTAACTCTTCGGGTATTTCATTAACTATCTCTGCCATGCTAATCTCCTATGCGCGTTCGTATCCACGTGGGTCATCGACCACTGCTTCTACGGTATCGTCGTTAATAATGCGGAATTCTTTTCCGTGGATTTTAATTCTAGTTCCTGAATAGGCACGAGTTATAACGAAGTCACCTTCTTTACACCAAGCACCTGACGGAAACCTAGCTTCATCTTGATAAGCTAAATCTCCTAGCTGCATAACAAATAAAACAACCGTTGAGTGCTCTTGTATTTGTCTTACAGAATCTGATTTAATAAGACCACTTTCATACTTTTCATCTGCTTCAGGTACCATACATAAAATACGATAGCCTTTGACATCAGGAAGTTGGGTAGTAAGTTTAGCTAATGCTTCATCTTCACTTACTTTTTTACCATCAGTGGTAGTTGTGTTTTTGGGTTTTTTAATTGGCTTGCCACCAGAGTTTACTATAGTTTTATCTGGTGTAGCTAAAAGGTAGTCACTTTCAATATTAGGGTCTATACTCATTTCTTATCCCCTTTATCCATAGTAACTACATTATCTGTAGGGCTACTTTCAAAAGTTTCTTCTTCTTTTTTGTGCACTACCAGCATATCAGAAATCATCATTTGAACTGTATCAAATCCTCTAACCTGTCCACATGCATGTTGATAACCTCCAAGGTCTGCACCCCCTCTAGCCATATCTTCTGTTATTTCGTTGCGTCTTTCTTTTATCTGGCTGGATAAAAGCATAAGCGTTTCTTTCTCTGCCATGTTAATCCTTTATATTAGTTAGTGTTATCCTCATCTTTAGTTTCTTTTATCTCAGTTTCGTCTTTTAACTTTTGCACATGTGCAGTAGTTTCATTACGAACCTTAGATTCTTTTTCGCGTAAGTTAATATCTTTTTGTTTATTAACTGCTGCCGCTCCCAATTTTGCACCTTCTAAAACTTCTTTAGTGTTTATTTGTTTTTGCTCCATCTCTGCTTTAGCTCCAATCTGAGCTCCAGCAATAGTTTCTTGCGAAGTAAGTCTAGCTTGCTCAAGCATAACATCTCGTTGTACTTCAACAGTAGCTTTTTGTTTATCAAGTTCTAACTTAGCTTTATCTAACTCAATATCAGCCATAATTTTTTGCGCTTTAACTTGAGTTTCTTGTTTTTTAATTTGAAGCTCTTCTTTTTGCATTTGAATTATTGGGTCTTGTTCTTGTTGTTGAGCTTTTTGTTGTTGCTCCTCAGCTTTATTAGCTTGTAAAAGTTTTTCTGCGCCAGCTGCTGAAAGTTGAGCTATTTCATTTTCTACACTTGGCGGTAATGGTTCATCAATTGGCGGAAGCGGCACACCTAATTGTTTTTCAATTTCTTTTCTATATTGGAAAGCTATATGTTCTGCAACATGTGATTCCATAGCTGCTACAATCATTCCTGCTTTTTGACTTTGCCCTACTAACTGTTTAATTTTAGGGTCTTCGGCAAACGCCATGTGAACTGCAATATGTGCTTCATGGTCTTGGTCAAGAAATGCTTTGACTGGTTTGCCATTAATAATATTCATATTTTCTGATACAGGGTCTAACTGTTTAACATCATCTTCATCTGGTATAAGTTTACTTGCGTTCTTAACACCTAACACGTCTAACATTTGACGGTTAAGTTCTGGTAAATCGTATATATCAGGATTTTGCTGTGCCATTTGCATAACTGCTTGATACTGTACAACTTTCTGAGCCATGGTTGCAGCATTTGGGTCCGCTACAGGAATTAGTTGTACCTTATCATAATCTACTTGTTTAGCTCCTGGTGTTCCTGTTGAAGGGTCATATTGATAATTAGGGTCAGTGTAGTCCCTTATCAAAGTTTTAAGTAGACCAAACTCTTTTTTCATTGCATAATAAATACGAGCATTAACTGCTGACATTACTTTTAGTGTTCGTTCTAATATAGCAAGTGTAGAACCTACTGGAGAGTTAGCTGACATATCAGATACTTTCATATCTGCAGCAGAAGCAAAACGTCTGCCTTCGTCAATAATTTTATCCATCAAAGCAGCAAGCACTTGGCTAGGCTCTTTATATGGAAGAGGCATTAAGTTATCACGTATGGTACCAGCTGGTGCATCTACATCACGCCATTCAGCTGGAGCAATTGGAGTATCGTCGCCTTTGATACGTAAGCCTCTCGCTTTGAAACCACCTGGGAGATTTGATAATGTACCTGCGTCTACTAACTGTCTTAATAACATTGTGCCTGATTTTGAAAACCCACCAATTAGGTGTATTAAGCCAAAGCAATAAAATCCAAAACCAGGAATATAACCATAGTGAACAAAATGTTCTCTACGCTTTTTCATACTATCATCTTGATTCCAATTACGTCTAATAGCTAAAATCTCTGAAGTGCCTTTATCGACGGTTACAACATACGGAAGTGCTATTCCTGTTTTTCGATTACCGTCTTTATCTTCATAACCTTCTAAGTCAAGGTTGACATTCATTTCTAATATTTTATATCGGTCATCATTAGTAGCATCAAAACCCATTTGTTCCGCTATCTTTTTTTCTACCTCATCTAAGTCATAGCTTGGCTCACCTAACTCGGTATCACGATAGAAACCCATCTCTTGTAAATTGTGAATCTCTTGTTTAGTTTTACGCATAACATGCGTTACACGTTCAGCTGTTTCTAAGTTAGATGCACCATAAGGTACCACCATATCTTCAGCTGGTACAAAGATAGATACTTGACGTTCTAGTGCTGGGTCATAATAAACTTTTTTAAATGCATTACCTGCTAAACCTAACCCCCATAACATTCTTTCATGCTCTGGTCGGTACTCTGGCATTTTATCCATGAGTTGATAATTCATATTCTCTTGCACACGAGCTGCTGCTTTAATACACTCGTCTGTTTCTTTACCAATAATAGAAGTCTTTACAGGGCCTGCAGCTGGAAAGGTCTCCATCATAGTTTCAGCTTGGAATTTAACTAATGCTTCAGAAAGAAGCGGGTGATATACAGCACATGCACCTTCCCACGGTTCGGTGCGTTCTTCAATTTTAAGACCAAGTAGTTCTAAGCCATCAACATATGTTTCTAGCCAGTCTTTTCGTGAATTAAGGTCATTAGTAAAATCTTCAAGTAAATCAGAAGATAATTCAGCCATATATTGTTCATCTAATTCTTCAGCTAAGTTTTTATTAAACTCATCATCAGCCATAGCGTCAGGGTCAATAACAATTTCAGCATCACCAATACCAATCGTAACTTTTTCTGGGTCTTCTATTTCTATTTCAATAGCTTCTTCTGACTCAGCCATTTTTTCAACTCCTACTGGAGCTGCATATAATCCCTTATCTATATCTGCCATTATTTTTCCTTAAATTACATTGCGTAATATTTTTTCTGGTTATGACCTCTATACATCTGTATATCATCTTCTTCGTCACTTGGCAAGCGAATAAATCCGCCCTGCCTAAACCTAGCAAGTGCTAAAGTTGTTGCGTCCACCAAGTCATCGTTAGCGCCTGACGGAAAATCATTACATTCTTCAATTACTTCATTTGCCCATCGTCTATCAGGAGCCCATACAACGCCCCCACTAAACAAATCTGATACTGCATTTACTCTACTTATCTTATCTTGCCCTTTTCCAGGGGTAAACTCTCCTACTGGAATCCCCATACGTCTAAACTCTTGGTAAAGTGCAGCACCATTAGACTTTTTCTCTACTATAAACGCGTCAGGTTCCTGTTCTCTGTATTCTTCTATACAAAGTTGTTTTAACTCTGGAAATTCTAGTCGTTGTTTTATCGCATTAAGTAATATTATAGCGTAATTATTAGTCTCCTCGTCAAAAAAGACGCCCCATGTTGTCAATGCGTTGTAATCGGCTCTATTATTAGCTTCTTGTGCAGCATCTAAGCTCATTATTATAAATTCACAAGCTGGTGGGTCTTCTTCTTCCCAAATATTCCACCATTCTCGCTTAATTAACGCACCTTCTTCCGATGTTGGGTTCTGTAAATACTGTGCGTTCCAATATCTTACGTCCAAAGCTGCTCGTCTTGACTGTAATTCTTCTAAAGGCCAGAACTCTGGCCAAAGCGGTACTTCTTCTCCGCGTTTATCTTCTAAAATAGCTGGAAATTCAACAACTTCCCAATCATCTACTCCTTCTTGCTTAACCATTTGATTAATTATCTGTCCAGTAAGGTCTAATTTAGACCATCGGGTCATAACAACAATAATAGCACCACCAGGCATAAGACGCTGAAGCGGACCGGACTGAAACCATTCCCAAGCTGGTAAGAAAACATCCGATTTACCCAGTTTTGCATCTTGTTCTGAGTGCGGGTCATCAATAATGAAAAGGTCGGCACCCCTACCAGCCAAAGCACCGCCAACACCGATTGCAAAATATTCACCGTTAAAGTTTGTGCCCCATCTTGAAGCCGATTTACTGTCCGCTTGAAGGTTAATCTCAGGGAAGATGTCCTTATACGGGTCTGAACCCACAAGATTTCGGACTCGACGACCAAAATTAACCGCAAGGTCAGCAGTGTGAGATGCCATGATAACTTTTTTAGCAGGATGATTACCCAAATACCAGGCTGGCGCCAGATAGGAAATAAGCTCCGACTTTCCATGTCGAGGGGCAATGTTAACGATAACTCTTTTGCGTTTGCCCTGAGCGATTTCTTCAAAGAGTTTAGCGAGTTTGGCATGGTGTGCTCCTACTTTGTAATCTGGATATACGTGTTTTATAAAATCTAAGAATTTTGCTTTCCCCTTTTTCTGTGTAAGTTCTTTTTTGTATTGTTGTAGTAATAGTAAATTTTTTCTTCTGTCACTCTCTGACATATGGGGTAAAGATTTTTGCAATAAGTCTAAGTCTTGTTGGCTAATCATCGTCTAGTATCTCGTGGTCACCCTCAATAACTTTACCCTTTAACTCTTCAATAGTTTTTAATAGTTCTTTTTCTAATTCCTCTCCAGTTTTATTAATGTGTGTAATTTCTGTTTTCTTTTTAAATGCATCAACTCCATCTATTTCTCCTATCATACGTAATGCAGCTAAACGTTCTCGTGAAGATTTTGCAGTCTCTGCTTCTTGTACAGCGCGGTTAAGAACATGAAGTTTAAAATCCGCCATGTCTTTTACTAACATGCAGTTAGTCTGGGCTACCATTCCTGCAAGGTATGCCATTGTCTCATTAGGGTAATTATCAAACTCAGGACGTATTTCTGGGTTGGTCATCATTTCTTGAGCTAAAGACTCTGCTTTCTCTATATCTTCAGTGGTTGGTTCTATAACTTCATCTGTAATATCAGATAGCATTTTAATAGTGTTAGTCCTCGCTTTTATTTCTTCTGCCACAGTCATGTCGGGCAATGCTTCTTTTGCGTTTTTGGGTAACGGGATGTTTTCTTCTATATGCGGTACTACTACCGTTTGATTACTTTTTGACATGGGTCGCTGTATACCTTTGATAATTAATGTGCAGCTATGGTTTGAAGTATAACTAACTAATTAAAGAAAGGCAATAAGCAAGAGCCATTAGAAAGAACGCTGTGTATATAGATATATTTTCCATACTCTATTTTACCAAGATTTTTGGTATTTTTTTGCAGAAAATTTTTTTATTTAGGAATTAGTAAAGTGACCGGGGGGTATTTGAAAATTGGTGGGATTATTTGTGCAGATATAAGTGTGTGTGTATGTATGTGACTCCTGTTTTTATATGCGTGGGTGGGTAGGGGGTAGGGTTGGAATATGTAAAGTTAATGTGTGTACTTCACACAGTTCCATATGGACGAAAAGGTCCCAAAAATTTTACAATTAGTCAATCTATGCCATACTTATATTAAGTCAACGAAACAATGTTGGTCAGTATGTAGTTATTATATATGCACTTCGCATATAGGCTACATGCGCACGTTAGGAGAATTATTATGGACAAATCCGTCCCTAATAGTAAACCCTTGGATACCGCCGTCACTGACGCGGTAACCGTGGTACATAATGTACCAACCGAAGCGGACAATCTTGTCCAAACTCAGGCTACACTGGGCGACAAAGTAGCAAACAACGCAGGTGATTTACTGGAGCTGTTTTTGCCTTTCATGCCTGCATCGTACCACGATACGAAACCAAAAGACCGGAAGCCTACGTGGTATGCAGACCAGATTAAGGGATTATTCTCTAATCTGCTTAAGGACAAAGCCTACGAGAAGCGCTTCATTAATTCTCTTGCGCTTGCTTATGACCTGAACTACGAGGTCAAAGTAAGTAAGGGCGATGTTCCTGAGGTTCAGCGCCTTACCAAAGGTGCTAAGGGCAACCTTATGCCCGCAAAAGGGGGTGAGGAAGTATATCTCACTACTAATGCAGTAAGTTGCATGGCTTTCACTCGAAGTGAATTTGAAGGGTGGAATACTAAGGGTGCTAGGAATCCTAAGGCTCCTGAGTATGACAAGTACGCACGTTCAAAGCATGAACACGTACAACCTGTTCGAAAAGCTTTTGGGGACTACAAAAAAGGTAAGACTCGCGATTTGCGAACTGCCCTTACAAAGGCTTTGAAAAGAGCTTGCGGTGTAGCTTCGAACGTGGCTTCTGCCCCTGATGTCATTACGGACGCAATTCCGAAAATGGTATCAGCCATTGTTAAAAGACGTAACCTATCTGTTGACAATGGTTTCAAATGGTCTGCTCAGCAGACTAAAGACTTCAATCAGGGTATCGCCCTGATAGAGAAGTCTTGCAAGTAACTTACTTGCACGACCACGTGGACGGGGGGCGCAAGCCCCTCGCTTCACTTATTATAAACTTTTCTATGGAGATTGCTATGCAATTACTCAACGAAAAAGATACGGCTCAGTTGCAACATAAAGTTGGTTCATTAATATTAATGATAGCTAATGAAGCCAACGACGAAACTCGCGAGCGCCACCGCGCACACCTGAAAGATTTGGTGAGTGCTATGCACTACGCGGGTGCTATTACTTTCGTACCTGAGAAGTAGAAAATCGGCAGACTTCGGTCTGCCTTTTTTTTGGTCTCCGTTTTACTATACCAGTTCCGACCCGAGGAACTCGCGAGCGCCTTGGTGTGTGATGTTCACACATTACCATTTGAAACCCCCTAGCTTTTACACGTTCGACTTTTCCAATCAACGTCCTAGCCTACGCTTCCATATGGTATACCAGTTCCGTCCCGAGAGAGCCTCGGGGCGCTCTGCGCCCCAAACGTTCGGTAAACTTAGGAAGTCATTTGAAACTGTGTGAACATCACACAGTACATCTTAAGTGCTTAGCACCTAAGAACTTTCTAGGTTACAACGGGACTCCAGATGGCAGGAAGATAACCTAAGCGTTCCATAAGTAAAGTGTAGTTTGTTCCAGAATATTCTGTGTGTTTGGAACAAGAAAACTCAATGTTTACCTAGGGTTCAAGACTTTGTTCCAATGTTCCAATGAATTCCAAGGGTGTCTGAAGTTTAGAAAAAGTTACTCATCAAGAGAACCTTTTTCGCGGTGCAACTTATATTACACTCTCAGGAATCGCCCTATAAAATCATTGGAACATTGGAACAAAACTAATAATAACTATAATAACAATATAATATAACTAGAGAATACAAGCACTTACACTTTAGCAAAACCTTTGTTCTGTTCTATTAGTAAAGTATACCCCTGTTTGGAACAGAACACCGCGGATTGACCATCTCAGCCAGCCAAATGGATAGCCCTCGTATACTAAAAAGGTGGCATACACCCAAGAGCATGAGCGCGAAGGTACGATAAATTAACCTAAAAGTAAGCTTTTTTATGATTTGTTTTGCTTATTGAAATAAAGGTACTATTTAGGGCTTGCGCTAGAAAAGGTACGATTCATGGTGTGCTACTTAAAGATACTATTTAGGTCAATCTATGGCGGGTGCTATTCACCTATTACCCTGTCGAACTATCGTTTTCCAGAACTTGAATTATTAGTTAAGTAATGCTATACTATTATTATCAGGTGGAGAATTACGCTATTTCTTTTGTGTTTTTCCATTTGGTACTGTGTGTCTTTCACACAGTTTCATTTTTACAGAGAGGATATTGTTATGGCAAATTGTGTTAGATGTGCAGAGCATATACCTAGTGGTCGCAAGGCGCTAGGCTTTGATACGTGTACAACGTGTGGCGAGATTGAAGCACGGAAAGTGAAACATACCATTGCGCCCATGCACAAGAGTAACTATATGGTATTCACAAGACTTGAAGATTTGAAAGGTATTAATAACAAAGGAGGTATTATCAAATGAGTAAAGATTGGAGAAAAGAACTAACAGAGAACAAGCGCGTGGTCGTGCCTGAGAGTGACCGACTTGATGTTGAAGAACAGACAAGTTTGGTTGAATATCAACAACAACAAGAGGAGGACAGTAGGTAACTTGTCGTATGGCAGTGTGTGAACCACACACACTGTCACTTTTTTAAACTTAATAATAGAGAGGTAATTATCATGCATGACGAAATGTTGAAACAACCTGAGCATTTGATTTCACTATCAACCTCAGCAATGCTAGTAAGTATAGATATGCACACATGGTCAGCGACTAAAACTGACATTGGTATATCTAATGAAGTAACAACAGGTAAGAAAGCGACTGAGCAATCAGGTCGATTTGTAAAAAATCTTTTATCGGGCAATCCGATACACAAAAGTATCAAGAACTATCAGGAACACATCCGTAAGTGGTTAGTGGGTAGCGCGTATCAGTGGAGTAAAACACAATACCTTTTACCCTCACTACAACTTGAGGAGTGGTCAGCACAATACAAGGAACATGAACAGACGTTCAATAAACTTGTAGATGATTTTTGTGGGCAGTATGACACTATCAAAAGTAACATGAAGTTTGAACATGGGGATATGTACAACGAAGAAGATTATCCCAATGTGGAGGAGGTGCGAAGAATGTATCGCATGCGACTAAGTGTGGCAGAAGTACCCGAGCATGACTTTAGGTGCAACATATCTCAAGCCATTGCAGAGGATTTGAAAACTAACTATGAACAACAGACTAGGGAGATTGTAGACAATGTATTACATACACAAAAAACCCGAATCACCGATATTCTTCAGAGAATTTCAAAGGGGTGTGAGGTTCAAGAGGCAATTAATGACAAAGGAGAAGTCGTTTACAAGAAAGGGAAAATCTATGAAAGCACGCTCAAGTCAGCACAAGAGATGTGTAAAAACTTCAAAGAGTTTCAACCTGTAAAAAACGAATTGTCTGACAAAGTCGTTAAGGCAAGTAAGTCTTTGCAAGATGTACTAAAAAACGTGGATACCGCAACTTTGCAAGAGAGTGACGCCGAGCGTCATGAGGTTAAAAGCAAAGTAGACGATATTCTAAGCAAGTTCATTTAATCATGTGTGATGTTCACACATTAACTATTGGAGATACACTATGTATTCAGCAACAATTAACGAACTAAGAACTACTATTCCAACTATTGGAAAAGAACTAACACCGATTATTCAGTCGGAACCTGGGTGTGGGAAAACTTCCTTGCTCAAAATGATTGAGCATGACATGGGTGACAGTTATGACTATGTCTATGTTGACTGTCCTGTTATGGATATGTCTGACATTGCAATGACTATTCCTAATCATACTTCAAAATCTTTGGAGAACTATGTGGGTTCAATATTCAAACTTGATAGCAACAAACCAAAAGTTATACTGCTTGATGAGTTTATGAAGGCACCGAAGATGTTACAAGTGATATTCACAAGGCTCATGCTTGAGCGGTGTGTTGGTGATAGGCAATTACCCGAGGGTTCGATTGTCTTTGGTACTTCAAACAATCAATCAGACGGAGTCGGAGATACAATGCTTGCTCACGCGGGTAACCGAGTTTGTATGATGAGAATGGAGAAACCTAACGCGGACATTTGGCTACCATGGGCAACGGACAATGGGGTACACCCATTGATTCGCGCCTTTGTTCACATGTTCCCTAGATGTTTGAATAGCTATTTGGATAGTGAAGATACAGAGAATCCTTATATCTTCAACCCTAAGAATCCTCAGCTATCATACGCGTCGCCCCGCTCGTTGGCGAAGTCCAGTGTGATACTTGAGAACAGAGATGTGTTAGGTGTGAACGCCACCGCTTGTGCATTGGCGGGTACGATTGGACAAAGTGCAAGCGCTGACATGACTGCACTTATGGAAACAGAAAAAGAGATACCCTCTTATGAACAAATTCTCAACAAACCCACAGAGGTAGCCGTTCCCGAAAGTATCTCTGCTCAGCTTATGACTGTATTCATGCTAGTCGACAAAGTGGATACTAATGACACAGTCACAAAAGCTATGACCTATGTGAAGAGATATGAAGCTGAAGAAATGCAAGCGGTGTTCTTCACTATGATGTTGAAAGGAAAGCGTACTCGTAAACTTGCCATGTACAACGACACTATCAAGAAGTGGCAGATTGACAACGCGGTTATCTTAACTGAACTATAACTTTCAATCGGTGGTGTGTGAACTTCACACACTGCCATTTATACTAGGAGATTATTATGGCTAAACGCCTTGAAGATAGATTGAAACGCTCTCATGTATTGTTGATGAGGCACCCTGAAACTGCATTTTACTCAGGCATTTTCATGATGGGTAAAAGTAGAATTGCAGATGATAACTGTCCGACTGCATACACAGACGGTATTGATAAAGTATATGGTAGAGAGTTTTGTTCCAAGCTTACTGACGCTGAGTTTCGTGGACTAATCATGCATGAGAATTTACATGTTGCTCTCAAGCATGTATCTCGGTTCAAAGATTTGTTCAAAGATAACCCTGAACTTGTCAATGCCTCGGCTGATTATGTGGTCAACGATATTATCATGAGTTTTGAGGATAAGGAACATTGTCACTTACCTGAGGGCGGACTGTATGACGCTAAGTATCACAATTGGTCAGTCAATCAAGTCATACGTGACCTGAAGAAACAACAAGAGGAGGGAAAACAACCTAACCTTGAAACCCTTGACGACCATGGATTTGGTAATGGTGACGGAGAATCTCAAGACCAACACAGTAAACCTAAACCCATGACAGGTGAAGAGCAGAAAGCATTTGATAAAGAAGTGGATAAAGCTTTGCGAGAGGGGAAACTAATTGCGGGTAGGTTTGGCAATAAAACCCCTCGGGCAATAGAGGACACACTTGCGCCAAGGATAGATTGGAAAGTGGTGCTTAAAGATTTTGTGATGTCTGTTACAAAGGGGGCAGAAGAATACACATGGCGGAGGTTCAATAAACGATACCTTGCTGATGATATTTATTTGCCAAGCACCGAGAATGATACTGTGGGCGAATTGGTGGTAGCTATTGATACGTCAGGCTCTATTGGTGAGAAGGAACTATCCTCTTTTGCGTCTGAGGTGGCGAGCATATGTGAAACCTGTACGCCTGACAAAGTAAGAATTCTTTGGTGGGATACACAGGTACATGGCGAACAAATATTTACCTCAGACTATCAAGACATTGTAAAACTTCTCAAGCCTCAAGGGGGTGGAGGAACTGAAGCGCAATGTATCGCCGACTACATTAATGAGAAGAAGATTAATGCAGAGGGGGTGATTGTTTTTACTGACGGTTACTTTTGGGACAAACCACGTTGGGACATAGACACTAAAACTCTATGGGTAGTGACTGACACCGAGCAGTATGTTCCAAGTAGTGGCACTGTTGTCAAACAAGACTATGTGTGAATCACACACAGTCGCAAATGGAGAACTGGTATGGACACGGAAATGATGTTTTTAGTTGTAGTAAAAAATGGGGACAAGACCACATTCGATAGTGTGGTCAATGCCCTAGATGACCATGAAGTTGAATCAAATGTTTATGAAATTTCAAAGGAGAATATGCAATGAAAAATTTTGTTGTTTATGTTAAGCAAGAGTACGAACCGATTGAAGTAAAGGCTACCAATAAAGATGAAGCTGAACACCGCGTAAGAAATCATATGAGTTGGGGCGAACCAATTGATGTAGAAATAACAGTAGAGGAGAACACTTATGATTAAGCTAGTCGCAAGTTTTTTAGTTGGCGTGGCAATTAGTATGGTAATCGCGTTGATGTATTTCACTATATTTCAACCCGAGAAAGTGTATCACTGCCATGCAAAGAAAGGGTTTCTACTAGAGTCTATAAGTCCGAACAATAGCGTGTTTGTAAAAGTAGAACCACCTGTATTTTGTATTGATTTAAACCATAAGGAGAAAAAGAAATGAAGTATATCTATTATTATACCGAGCAATCGGTAGATGTAAGAGTTGTAAAAATTAAGAGTAATGAGTTGTTGACTAGAGAAGAAGTTGAAGAGATTGGAGCCAACAATGCCATTGAACTTAGTGAAGATGACGGAGGACATTTAATTACTAAATGGACTGAATATGGAGATGATACTCAAACAGAAGTGTCTGAGTATAATCATAAAACAAACGAATCAAATAGATTTAAGGAGAATGAAAATGATGTTTAATGACTTAGTTCAAATTGTAAAAACGCAAAAACCATACCGAGCAAGACCAAACGAATATCCGTTGTATAAAAGGAGTCACGGGCATAAGTATTTTATGCCCGACGGAGATGATAAGTTTGTACTGTATTGTTACGGGAAAGAGATAGGTGCTATACACAGAGGAGATTTATTTGAGTGGACTAGAGGTAGCATGGATTTATATTCCACAGATATGACTGTACTTAATCAAACAATATTTGACGGTAACGGATACATATGTTGGTGTAGAGCCAAGCTAGGATTTATATGGCGTGTCTATAAGGAGAATGGTAAAGATAGATACTTAGATAGTAACAGTAATGAATACCACGTATCACAACATATGAAATTAGATTTAGCTAATCAAAAACCATGTCCTGATTCATATTACAGTATTCACGTTTCTAAGATAGATAAGAAACAAGAGTATAAAATTCGTGTGAAGTATAAAGATAATATTATCTTGGCAAAACAATGGCTACAAAATACTGACCGCGAAGCATTGAGGCAAGATGTAGAATCTATACGAAAAGAATATCATGAAGTCATACATAAGTTTGACTCTCTTGATGTAGAGGCAACACTTAATAAACTTTCGCCCTATGAACAGGTACTTTTTCTTATCATTGCAAATGGTAGAAGTGGACTAATAGATTTTGATGACCAAGAAAAAAATAAAATTATTAATTACGGACTATCATACCTTAGAAAATTTTATTATGAAAAAGAGGGTATATATGATGACGAAATAATACCATGGTCAGAGGGGAGAATACCTCGTAACAAAAACTTACGAGTAAAATTTGAAGCAAACAGACTAAACACAAACCAAACTGTGTGAACATCACACATTAACGAGAGGAGAATGTAATGAGTAATTTAGTATATGGAACTAAACCTTTGAAAATTCATTGGGAATTTGAACCACTAATCAAAGAACTTAACTTTAAGTTTAATTGGGTAGTGCTTAGCGAAGTAGTTTGGGCTAAAGATGATGATGAAAATGCTTACATAATTCAACCCTATAATGTACACCCCGCAAAAGAAAGACATAGTGTTGAAGAAATGGGGTATGCCATAGGAAATGAAAATGGTATTCCTGTGGGTGCAATCTTAATAGATTCAGATATGGAACCACAAAGATTTGTCTTTGTATCTACTGAGTGTTTGCAACCATGGAAAAGACGATATGCTGACAATTATGTGAAGTCCACCACACTTAGAAAGTTAGTTTCTTCAATACAAAAACGTAGAGAAGATGAGCAAGTTCCGTTTTCTGCAACCTCAAAAGGTTTTCTAGATATGAGTAAAATTACGTCTGAAAGTAATGTCAAAGAAAACTTAAAAAATATTGAGGGAGGAGATAATGACCATTGGCAAAAAGAAAATGGTACTTCTTTAAATTCTGAACAAGGACATATACTTTTAGACGCTTTCTTTAACCCTAAAAAAACTATACTTGACGCTGAAAACTTAAAGTATTTTAAAGATAAACTTGATGGTCGAAATGAAGCAATAGCGTTTAAGGTAAGACAAAAAGATAACCAAGAAAAGTTATTAGCGTCAAACTTTTGGATTATTGGTAAAGATAGAATAACAGACTTTCATTATATTGGTAAAGGTAATCCTACAACAAAAGAATTTACTTTGAAAGCATATGAGGAAGTTGAAGATTATCCTGAGTCTGATAAACTAATACCTACTTTACTAAACATTAATACTTTGCGGGACGAGTTAGTAGAAAGTTACCTTATAGATAAGTGTCATGCACCTTACACTTTAGGCGAACAAACTAGATACTTACAAGACTTAGAAGTAGTAAGTTTGTACACAAACCCTAAATCCATGGCAAGTTATGCATGGAAGCAACAATGGATTCTTAAATTTGACGTCTGAACTTTATGAAGATTTTGAGGACGGGAATATCTTAGTTCCCGTCTCAAAAGAAAACTCTTATTATGTGTGCCACCTACCCACAAAAAACTATACTAGGAGGTATACACCTGACACCCTTCCCCCTTTTCTACTCACAAAAATTATTAATATAGATGTAACAGAATCTTATCACCACATAATATTTACTAATCTATCTGACTTACTTAAGCGCCTCGTATATTTATCGCGCGGTTTCTTTCCAAGTAATTTTGTCCATACCAATCACCCAAAAGAATCATGGCAAGACAAAGAAGATAAATTAGAATTAGGGTTTAAAATAGAAAACGGTTGGTATATAGTGCCTTTATCTAAAAAAGAATATAGCTCTCTACTAGGTAAAGATAGTGACACCCGAGAAAAAAGTAAAGGTAAAAGTAAAGAAAGTATTAGATAAGCTAGGTGCATATCACTGCATGCCCGCAACGGGAGGCTATGGTGCTAACGGAGTACCTGATATACTTGCTTGTTATAAAGGTAAATTTATTGGTATAGAGTGCAAAGCCAACGGAGGAAAACCTACCGCACTTCAAAAGAAACACCTCAAAGATATTCAAACTGCTCAAGGATTCTCAATAGTAATTGACGAACTTAACGTAGACATGTTAGAGTCGTTGTTACAACAACTACAATAAAGAAAATACAATGAGTTCAAATGACACTGTGTGTACTTCACACAGTACCAATCAAAAAGATATAGTAGAAAACCCCCCACATTATAAAAAAGGTATAGAGACAATTAAGGTCATTCGTGCTAAACTAACAGACCAAGAGTACAAAGGGTATCTTAAAGGCACTATCATGAAATACAATACCCGCTTAGGATTAAAAGGTTCTACCGAGGACGAAATCAATGACGCGGGAAAACTTAGGTGGTATGCACAAAAGCTAGAAGAATTTTTAAAGGAGAATAAATATTATGAGTGATGAACTATTTAGTAGACTAAAGCGTTACCTCACACATTATGTAGAGTTATTAAACCAACACTCAATGGGTGATGAACGGGTAGAGGATATTGAGTCAATCATAGATGAGTTAAAAATATTTTTAAGAACAGACTCAGTTAAAAAAATAGAGCAAGAAATTAATAATGCAGAACGACAACAAATGTCAGATGAAATTGCTGATGAAATTTTGCATGGAAAACATTGTATAGGTGGTTCATGTGAGGATTAGTAACTGGTATAGGTTACCTAGAACGCCAAATTTAAAAAGGATTACGAGTGTCATATTCAAAGAAAGAAAAAGAAACTATGTTACAAAGAGCCAAAGACTACATGATTAAAAAACCAGAAGTATCAAGAGCGCGAGTAGCTTTGTATGCGGGGTGTACAGTTTCAATATTAGAAAGATGGGAAAAAGATGGATTGTTAAAACTACCACCTAAAATGACAGATAAACAAAGAACAAAATCTACTCCGTGGGGTAAAGGATTTTATTAATGGCTGATGAAATAGATATAGCTAATGATGAAGTTCAAAAGCAATTAGATGCTACTTTAAAAAGTATTGACATATCTATTGAAGAAAACAATACGGGCAAATGTATTTGGTGTGGTAAACCTATTAAAAATAAAAGACGGTGGTGTTCAGCTGAATGTCGAGACGAACATACTCTTTATGCCAACAAACTATAATAAAACTAAAAGAGTGTGCCATGTGTGTGGAAGTCCAGCAAAGTTTTTCTATGAAAAATGGTGGTGTACACATACAAGAGATTTAAAAGGATTATGTAAAAATCAGAAAGAGAGGAAAAAATAATGCAACAATTAATAACCTTAAGTTATCACATAAAGGGTAATGAAGTAAGACCTAAATTTTTATCTGCCTATAAAAAACTTGATTCATATATTATTAAGTTAGATGTTTTACAAGACGCTATACATTATTTAACTAAAGAATATGAAGAAACATTAAAAAATAAAGATAAAAATTGGACTACATTTGATGATGTGATAGTTAAGCAAGGTACTCAACGATGGAAATTTAAGGAATGAAACATATTGTCACCATAGACTTTGAAACATTTTATGATACAGGCTATGGGCTAAAAAAATATACCACTGAGCATTACATTCGAGACGCTCAGTTTCAAGTGATTGGGTTCGCTATTAAAGTAGACGACTGCTCTACTAAATGGTATTCAGGAACTCATGAAGAATTAAAAGAAGTTTTAGACAAATACAAGATACATGAATGTGGTCTTGTTGCTCACAATATGCAATTTGATGGGACTATTCTTGCGTGGATTTTTGATATAGTTCCTGAGGTATATATTGATACTTTGTCTATGGCTCGTGCTATACACGGATTAAATGTCGGAGGTTCCTTAGGTCATCTGGCTGCTATGTATCAACTAGGGGAAAAAGGTAAAGAAGTTTTAGATGCAAAAGGAAAAAGATTAGAAGATTTTTTACCTCATGAACTACACAGATACGGAGAATACTGTAAAAATGATGTAGAACTGACTGCAAAACTATTTACAAAACTACAACCCTTATTTCCTGCTGATGAGTTTCGCCTTATAGATTTAACATTAAGAATGTTTATTCAACCTTTGTTAAAAGTAGATGATGGACTTCTTGTAACAAGACTTGATGAAGTTAAAACTGAAAAGAAAACTTTGTTGGGTACATTAATGAATAAATTAAAGTGTGATACCGAGGAAGAAGTTAGAAAGAAATTAGCAAGCAACAATCAGTTTGCTGATTTGTTAGAAGAATTGGGAGTAGAAACACCATTAAAAGAATCTCCTGTAACAGGCAAACAAACTTATGCTTTGGCTAAAAATGATTTGGGTTTTATAGCATTATGTGAACACGAAGATAGTTTTATACAAGAGCTATGTGCAGTAAGGTTAGGAACAAAGTCTACCATGGAAGAATCTCGTATCGAAAGATTTATAGACATAGGTGCACGCAACAAAGGACTACTTCCTATACCACTTAAATATTATGGTGCTCACACAGGGCGGTGGGCAGGTACAGACAAAGTAAACTTTCAAAACTTACCAAGTCGTGACGTAAAAAAGAAAGCTTTAAAAAATGCCATACTTCCACCTGATGACCACGTTATATTAAATGTAGACTCTTCACAAATCGAAGCTCGTATATTAGTTTGGTTAGCGGGGCAAAAAGATGTGGTAGAACAATTTAGAAAAGGTGAAGACGTATACTCAAACTTTGCGTCAAAAGTATACAACAAAAAAATAGACAAAAGAAATAAAACAGAACGGTTTGTGGGTAAGACTTGTATATTAGGATTAGGATATGGTACAGGGTGGCGTAAGCTACAACATACTTTAGAAACTCAACCTCCTAGTGCTAAGCTATCTGATATAGAATGTCAAAATTTAGTTAAAGTGTATCGTCAACTAAACCATGAAGTTATTAATTTGTGGAGCGAATGTGACCGCGCATTAGAAGATATAGCATCATGGCGAGATGGAAAAGAGCCATACTATTTAGGCAAACATAAAGTTTTAAAAGTAACTAAAGAAGGAATTCAACTACCAAATAGCCTATACCTGAGGTACCCCGAGCTTGAGAAAGACGTGTCAGGGGCTCGCAGTGAGTTCGTTTATAAGTCAAGAAGAGGAAAAGTTACAATTTGGGGCGGTTCTGTTGTGGAAAACGTCGTACAAGCTTTAGCTAGAATTGTTATAGGAGAACAAATGTTAGCTATCTCTGCTCAGTACCGGGCCATCCTTACAGTTCATGATGCTATAGTGTGTGTAGCACCTAAGAATAAATCGCAAGAAGCTTTAGATTTTATGATGGAAAAGATGTCTGTACCTCCAACGTGGGGTAAAGACTTACCTATAACATGTGAAGGAGGCTACGCTGATAATTATGGAGACTGTTAACTTTTTATTTGTATTAGTAATTAGTACCAACCCTGTAATAGATGAATGGGAATATCAAGGCAATTTTGAATCTTGTGACATTGCTCATTTGTGGATGACACTACACAGACCTGATGTCGTAGCATCTAAATGTATGCTTCGAGAATATATTTATCTTCCTAAAGATACTAAAATTAGGTCTATTGATATGAAGAATAATACTATAAGATATTATGATTCACACTCTCCATGTAAATTAAAAAGGAATTGTAATGGCTAGGTTAAAACAAACAGAACAAGTAAGAGAACCTGTGCATAAACGAACGAGCCAAGGAGGAAGAGTTCCTAAAACTTCCACAATGAATAAAAGCTTTCGAGCTTCTTTTAAAAAGTATCGTGGGCAAGGAAGATAGTGGCTGACTTTACATGGAGTTACTCATCACTTAAACAGTATCAAAACTGTCCAAAACAATACCATGAAATAAGAGTTCTTAAAAACTATATTGTAAAAGAAAACGAAGCCATGATATATGGTAAAGAAGTGCATACTGCTTTAGAAAATTATGTAAGAGACGGTGTTGAGTTAGCTAAAAATTATCAACGATTTAAAGGAATGGTAGATAAATTAATTGATATTCCTGGAGATAAATACCCTGAGCTTGAAATGGCGCTTACTTATAATAAAACTCCTTGTGATTTTAATAGCAAAGATAGATGGGTAAGAGGGATAGCTGATTTAGTTATTGTAGATGGCACTCATGCTTGGATTATAGATTACAAAACAGGTAGTAATAAATATCCTGACCCAAAGCAGTTAAGACTAATGTCTTTAATGGTATTCACATATTATCCTGACGTACTTAAAATAAAAGCTGGGCTGCTATTTGTGATGAAGAATAGTTTTGTAAGTGAAGAATATTATAGAAAAGATATGGACAAGTCTTGGGCTATGTTTAATCAACCTTTAAAAAGACTTGAAAATTCATATGATACAGATGTGTGGGAAGCAAACCCTACTCCTTTGTGTGGGTGGTGTTCAGTTGATAGTTGTAAACATTGGAAACCTAGAAAATGGAGGTAAATTGCATAATATGCAATAAAGAATTTAAAACTCATCACCCAAAATATTTATGTTGTTCAGCCGAATGTGGAAAAATTAATAAAGCAAATAAAAAATATATAAGATTATCAGGCAATTGGCATCTGTATTTTAAACATTTGTTATCGAAGAAAAAAGGAGACCTTACCGCTCAAGAGTTAGTTGAAATTTTGTATAAACAAAAAGGTAAATGTGCGTTGTCAGGAACAAGATTAACTTGTAAAAAAGTAAGAGGATTAAATGTAAAAACTAACGCAAGTATAGATAGAATAATTGCGGGAGGAGAGTATAATAAGGAGAACGTTCAGTTAGTTTGCAGAGCTGTAAACTCATTTAGGCATGATTTAAGTGTGCCTGATTTTATTAAATGGTGTAAAAAGGTAGCTAAATATGCCCTACGTAAATAAACCTAGACCTTATAAAAAAGAATATAAACAACAAAAAGCAAGAGGCGAACATGCAAACCGCATGGAACGTCAACGCGCTCGTAATAAAATGGATGCTAACGGTAGAGATGCAAACGGAAACGGTAAAGCAGATAAACGCGAGGGCAAAGATATAGCTCATAAAAAACCTTTATCTAAAGGTGGTAAAAATAAAGACGGTGTGACTATTCAGTCAAAATCTAAAAACCGTTCTTTCAAAAGAAACTCAGATGGCTCCGTTAAAAACAGACAGTATTTAGCAGGTAAATAACTTAGTAAATTAGTAGTTGACTTTCTAAAAATCTTATAATATACTATATCTCCTAGCAACGAAAAGAGAGATGTGTAAATTGAAACTGATTGATAATAAAGCAGTAGAAATAACCTTAAGAAATGAGTCCGCTGACCTAGTATTGTCTGATATAGAAAAAAGTCAATTAATAGAAAAGAAAGATTCTGTCTCTCGTGTTTTGATACATTGGGGTTTAGATGAGATGACTCGTTTAAGTTCTACTCTTAATTTATCTAAACCTCTTCCCTCACCTGTTTCACGCGATTATCAATGGGCAGGAATATATAGCCCTTTTAAACATCAAGTTAATACTACTGAATTTTTGACAATAAATAAAAGAGCCTTTTGTTTTAATGAAGCAGGCACAGGAAAAACTTCTTCTGTATTATGGGCGGCAGATTATTTGATGGAACAGAAAAAAATAAAAAGAGTTCTTATAATTTGTCCCTTATCTATAATGTATTCTGCATGGCAAGGAGATATATTTAACACTTGCATGCATAGAACTTCTGCCGTTTGCCATGGTAGTGCTAGAAAAAGAGAGGACATTATTGATGCATCTTACGAGTTTGTAATTATAAATTATGATGGTGTGGGTGTAGTTAAAGAAGCTATAAAAAAAGCTAATTTTGATTTAATAGTTATTGATGAATGTAACGCTTATAAATCTACAAGTACCGCTCGGTGGAAAACTTTAAGGAGTATATTACTTCACAGCACTAGAGTATGGATGTTAACGGGAACTCCCGCTTCTCAGTCGCCTGAAGATGCCTATGGGTTAGCAAAACTTATTCGTCCTGAAAGAGTTCCTAAATTTAAAAATGCATGGCGAGATAAAGTAATGTATCAAGTGTCTAGATTTAAATGGCTACCTCGTCCTACTTCAAAAACTGATGTATACAAAGCTTTACAACCTGCTATTAGATTTGCTAAAGATGAATGTCTAGACTTACCTGAAGTCATGTATCAAACAAGAGATGTGATGCTAACTAAACAAGCAGAAAAATATTATAAAGAATTAAAAAATCAAATGTTAATTGAAACTGCGGGAGAGTCTATTACTGCTGTAAATGCGGCTGCGGGTTTAAATAAATTGTTACAAATATCAGGAGGGGCAGTTTACACAGATAACTCAGAAGTTATAACTTTTGATATAAAACCTAGGTTAACAGCGTTACGTGAAGTGATAGAAGAAACAAAACAAAAAGTATTAGTGTTTGTACCTTACAGACACACCATTGAAGTGGTGTCTAAGTTTTTAGATACACAAGGTATATCTAATGAAGTGATTCATGGAGATGTGTCTGCAAGTCGCAGAGCTTCTATTATTAATGAGTTTCAAACATCAGATGAGCCTAGAGTTTTTGTAATACAACCTCAATCTGCTTCTCATGGGGTGACTTTAACTAGAGCAAATGTAGTTGTGTTTTGGTCGCCTGTAATGAGTGTAGAGGTTTACTTACAATGTATTGCAAGGATGGATAGAGTAGGGCAGAAACACAAGATGACTGTGGTTCACCTACAAGGGTCTGATGTTGAAAGAAGAATGTATGCAATGCTACGAGGTAAAGTAGATGCGCATACAGCATTAGTTGATTTATATAGAGAGGAGATAGGACTATGAGTGATATGAAATTAGATAGTTTGGTAGAAACTTACTTAGCTATCCGCAACGAACGAGACAAATTATCTAGAGAGCATGATGCAAAAGATAAGGAGTTGAGTAATGACCTTGCCCAAATTGAGCAAGTGTTATTGAATTCTTGTAACGAAGTTGGGGCTGACAGTATTCGTACTGGAGCAGGAACGGTAATTAAAAGCACTAAAGAAAACTTTGTGTGCGGAGATTGGGATAACTTTAAAAGGTATGTGATGGACAATGATGCTATTGAGTTATTACAACAACGTATACACCAAAGTAATTTCAAAGAGTTTTTAAGTGGTCGTGAAGATGAAGGCTTACCCCCAGGCATTAGTAGTATGCGAGAGTTTAAAGTAACTGTACGTAAACCAACCAAATAGGAGATTTAATTATGGCACAAGCACCAAACGTTTTTACAACACCCAAGGGAATAGCGCAATACCCATGGTTATCAAAACCTGATACTAAATTTGATGAAGAGGGGCAATACAAAGTCAATTTGATTTTGTCTCAAGAAGATGCAAAACCTCTCATACAACAAATTAATGAATCTTTTGCGCAGAATCTTAAAGAAGAAACAAAGAAAAATAAGGGTAAAGATATTAAAACTGCTAACCCTCCATACAGTGATGAGTTAGATGATAATGGCAAACCTACAGGTAACATTATTATTAAGTTTAAATCTAAAGCAATATACCCCCCTGCAATCTTTGATGCTCAAGGCAATGTTATGAAAGATAGTAACATCTGGGGTGGGTCAGAGATTAGAGTTAATGGTTCGATAGCTCCTTACTATGTTCCTTTGATTGGCGCAGGAGTTTCTTTGAGACTTAGAGCTGTTCAAGTTATTGAATATGTAGAGGGTGGTACAGGTAGTGCTGACCGTTTCGGTTTTGAAGAAGTAGAGGGAGGCTTTGTACAAGAAGAACCTGCTTCAGCCGCCGCAGCATTCCCAACTGAAGAAACATCTTCGGTGAATACCACAACTGAAACTATTGAAGAGCCAAAACTTCAAAACCCATCTAGTAATAAAGAAGCTAAGTCAGATGATATTACAGATATTATTAATAAATGGGGCACTAAAGATTAATGGTAGATGATGATACATTAGCCGTTGCAGGAGAGTTATCTAAACCTACAATTCGAATCTCTTTAAATGATAAAAAGTTTAGAAAGATGGTGGGGGCAGAAGAAGTAGCTGAAGTTAAAAATGACCATTTGAATGTTGTGATAGTTAAAATGTCACACACGGCTTCCCGAACGTATTATGAGGGGGCATACCAACCAGGGAAAATAGCTTCTCCCGTATGTTGGTCAAATGATTCAAAGACTGCAGATAAAGAAGTTCCTGTGGCACAAGCTAAGTCTTGTTATCAATGCAAATATAGCGTGCGAGGTTCAGGCAATAATGGAATAGGAACTGCGTGTAAAATTTCTTGGAGAATAGCTGTGGTTTTAGCCAATGATATAAATGGTGATATACTACAGCTTGTTCTTCCAGCTATGTCTTGTTTTGGAAAAGAGGTTAATGGACGCTATCCTTTTAGACCTTATATTCAAATGCTTGCTAATAATAATGTGAGCGCAGGGCGCGTAGTAACTAAACTTCAATTCGATGAAAGCGTGGCTATTCCAAAAGTATTATTTTCGCCATTTGCTGCCGTGAGCGAAGAAGATTTAGAAATACTAAAAAAACAAGCAGCAACCCGAGAGGCACAAAATGCTACAGTTCTTAAAGTTAATTTATCTAATTATGATGAAGAGAGACCAACTGTACAGTTTGATGTGTTTTTAGAAACTCCACAAAAAAATACTGATGTAGATATTGAGAGAGAAAAAACTGTATCTAACATTGTAGATAAATGGAAAAATAAATAGGAGATAAAAATGGCAAGACCATATAGTGATAAGTTTTTAATAGGACTTCAATCCGCAGATGATGAAAGAGTAGGAATTCAATTAGCTAAAGTTTGTGTAGAAGCTAAGTTCCCTGCACTATACATAGCAAATTATTTTAATGTTACTCGTATGACAATTCATGGGTGGTTTAGAGGTAATTATATAGCTGAAAAAAACTGTATAAGAATTCAACGATTTATTAAGGAGGTTAAAACTGATATAGAAAAAGGTGTGTTACCTGTTGCTTCAGCTAAAAAAGCTAAGGCTTATTTAAGTAAAGAAGCTTGATATGATTAAGGACTTTTACAAAAAAGCTTTGCCAAAGCAAGGAGTCTATTGCGTTGCAGATATAGACCCTGTTACTAAAAAAACTAATCATAAGTTTGTAGAAAGTATAGATGACTTAGTTACGACTGTTGAAGCTAAGAACAAACAGAATACTAATGTATTTGTAGCTTTAAGTAGCTTTACCGGATATAGTAGAAAAGCAGATAAGGCATCTCACATACGTTCGTTTTTTGTAGACTTAGATGTAGGGGATGGGAAAGGCTATGATAGTAAGCAAGACGCTATTGAATCTCTTAACAAGTTTGTAACTAATCATAAGTTACCTACACCTACTACAGTAGATTCTGGTACAGGGGTTCATGCTTATTGGTTTTTAGATAAAGATATAGAGGCAGAAGAATGGAAACCTTACGCTGAAAAGTTTAAAGATTTCTGTCTTGATAATGGACTTTTAATTGACCCTGTAGTAACTGCTGATTTAGCTCGTATACTACGTAGTCCTGATACCTTTAATCACAAAACTAATCCTCCTTCTCCAACTAAAGTTATCTCTTGGGGAGAAGAAGAATGTATTTTTCAAGGGTGGGTAGACCTTTTAGGTAAAGCTGAAGTTAGCTTAGAATCTATAATGGATACTAAAACTCCTTTGACACCTGAGCAACGTAAAGCGTTAAAACTTGATAACTTTCAGTCGGTGTTTAAGACTATAGCAATGAAAAGTTTAAAGGGAGAAGGCTGTGCTCAAATAAAACATATCATTACTAACGCTAAAACTCTAGAAGAACCTATGTGGTATGCAGGATTATCAATAGCTCAGCACTGTAAAGATAGGGACGAAGCTATTCATATGATGTCTGAAGACCACCCAGGATATAATAAACAAGACACAGAAAGAAAAGCTAATCAGACACAAGATAAACCTTATGCTTGCACTTCTTTTAATACAGTTAATCCAGGAGGATGCGATGGCTGTCAACACAAAGGAAAAATAACTAACCCTTTAGCGTTAGGAAAAGAATTTATTCCAGCTGTTTCTACTAACACTCCGATGGTAGTCAATAACAAAATGGTAGGGTTACCTAAAGATTTAAGTCCTTTTGTCTACGGGGGTAATGAGGGTGGTATATATTATCAACCTCCACAAGAGCATGATGAAGATGGTCAACCTTTACCTCGTAAGAAACCTGTAATGGTTTGTCAGTACGACCTTTATCCAATTAAAAGAATATATAGTGCTATAGAGGGGGAGTGTTTATTAATGCGATATCACCCGCCTCATGACCCACACAGGGAGTTTATGCTACCAATGAAGAGTTTGTATGCAGTAGATAGATTTAGAGACACTATAACTAGAGAGGGAATATTGTATAACCCTAATAACCAACAAGGAAAATATTTAATGACTTACATTTATTCATGGGGAGAGTATTTAATATCTAAAAATAAAGCTGAGATAATGAGAATGCAAATGGGGTGGACAGAAGATAAAAAAGCTTTTGTTATAGGAGAAAAAGAAATTAATAGTAATGGGGAAATGTCACACAGTCCTACTTCTCCACTATGTAAGGGGATTGCAAAACATCTTTCTTCAGAAGGTGACTACGATTTATGGAAACTTTCTGCTAATAAACTTAATACACCTAGTTTAGAACTACATGCATTTACTATGCTTACAGGGTTTGGGTCTGTTGTAATGAATAATACTTCTACAAACGGTATAACTGTATCCCTTACTAGCTCAGACTCAGGGTCAGGTAAAACAGGAGCCCTGAATTCTGCATTAAGTATATGGGGTAATCCTGTTGATTTAAGTGTTATAGGGTCAGGAGGCGCTACCGCTAATGCTATGACAGGTAGATACCTAGGACTCCATAATATACCTTTTGGTTTAGATGAAGTGGGTAACATTGAGGGTAAAGCTTTATCTAATCTAATACATAAAATATCTAATGGTAAGGCAAAGATTCGTATGCAAGCTTCAGTTAATGCAGAGCGAGAGCATGAGATGTCAGCTTCTTTGATTGCTATTTTTACTTCTAACCATTCTTTGTACAATAAAATAGAAACATATAAAAACAATGCAAGCGGGGAGGTGGCTCGATTAGTTGAGTTTACAGTTAGAAAACCTAAAATATTTTTAGATGACCCGACTACAGGTATGGATATTTTTAATCCTTTTAACACTAACTACGGGTGGGCAGGTATAGACTTTATTCAAACATTATTTAAGTTGCCTGCTTCTCATATAGAGTCTCGAATACTAGAGTGGAGCAAAAGATTTAAAAGTGATTTTGGAGATGATACTACCTATCGTTTTTATGAAAACCTAATAGCTTCTACTTTTACTGCAGGCGAAGTTGCTGTTGAAGCAGGCATAGTAGATTTAGATTTAGATAGAATTTATAAAAAAGTAGTAGGAGAAGTTATTAATATCAAGGACAATGTTGCTCGTGTAAATGATATTGACTATGAAAGTATCTTAGGTGAATACATCAACGCACACCAAACAGGAATCTTAGCTGTAGAAGATAACAAAGTAACAATGGAGCCTAGAAGCGATTTAGTTATACGAGCAGAACTAGATGAGTCTAAAGTATTTATTGAGAAAAAACATTTTAGAGATTACTTAACTAACCAAGCAGTTAGTATTAATGAATTTATATTTAAGATGAAAGAAAAAGGATACAAAATACAAGACCGCAAAAAACGTATGGGCACAGGATGGAAGCCTGCTACAGGGTTTAGTTCAATAACTACTATTGAAATTAATACAAGCAAGTTTTTAGATGAAATATTTAAGGAACAAAATCATGAGGCTTCATAATGAGCCTGAGTGGGTGCTTCCTTTTGAAAATATGGAAATAGGAGATAGTTTTTTTATACCTACATTAAAGCCATCTCCTCTTATCTATGCTATTGATTCAGGAGCTAAACGAGCTCAAGTAAAAATTAAATCTTTTATTACTCAAAAAAATAATTGTATGGGAGTTCAAGTATGGAGAGTAAAATAATTTAATGTACTGTAGATACTACACGTTCTTCTTCAAGTTGCGTAGCAATAAGTTCTACCGCTGCCCATTGAGTCGCAGTTAAACTTTTTAAAATTTCAGGTATTCTGCTTGTAGTAGGAGAATATAAATACTGTAAAGCTTTTTCTAGTTGTAGGTTTGTTAAATCATCTACCATAATTTTCTCCTAGTTGTATGATTGCATAAATTCTATTTGCGCACTTATTCCTTTCTTAAGCATTAATTGATATTGTTTGATAATGTCTAATCTTTCTCTTCTTTCTTTAGGACTTAACCCAGGAGTTCTACGCACAATATTTGCTTGAGCATTTAACTTATTTAGCTGGGCATTCATTTTATCAAAAGAAGTAACAGTAGCTAAAGCATAGGGATTAGCTTTCATATAGTCTAAATATTCTTTTGCATTAACGTCTTTAAATAGATTAATACGAGCCCTAGTTTTATCTACCTCTTTTTTAGTTCTTGCATAAGCTCTAGCATCTATGTCTGATACTCTACTAAAGAAACTATTAAATAATTGAGTATCATATTTAACCTCAAAATCTTTTTCTCCCATTATAGTATATCCTAATCCTGTAAGATTTGACACTAATCTCGCTGCTCCATCCACATAAGCATTAGTCCAAAAAGCAATAGTATTAGGAGATACATCAACTGCACCATTAGTTAATTCTGCCATATTTATTGAAGCATTTTTATACAATTGTCCAACTGAATCACCACCTGCATAAGCATCTCCAAAACGAGAAGAGCCATAAATACTACCTCTATAAATTGGTTGCCCGAAAGTGTTTAAATTTAAAGTATATTCTAAAGGCGGTCTAGCTATTGTTGGCATGAAAGAAGTAAATAAAAACTGCATAGGATTATCAATAGGACTCATTCTTGATATTGGAAGCGGTAAAAACGAATCTAATGTTATTTCTACCATGTTACCTACTCCATGAGCTAATGAGTTTTCTTGAGAAGAAGCTGCTAATGCTACCTGAGAACCTATAGCCATAATTCCTGACATTCCAAAACCAAACGGTATTTGAAATACATCTCCTTTCCTGCCTGTAATACCACTTATATCAAACCTAGCGTATCTATTCCATCTAGCAGAATCATCAGTTAGTATTCTATTTCTTCCTTCATCATCATCTCCTGACAACATTGCAGATAGATAAACAAGGGCTACACCTGCACCTGCTAAAGCAGCGGTAGTAGCTCTAGCTGTTTCACCTCTAGTTTGATAGTCTTTTCTCCAGTTATTTAGTGCTTCAGGATTACGTTTAATAATATCTGGTAAAGTTCTTTCTGCACTTTCCATAGATACAAAACCAGGAGAAAGAGCATCTATTGAACGAACTGCACCTGTTGCACTAGGTCTGAAGAACATAAAGAGTGCACCTAAGTTTTGTCCTTGTTTTCCAATCTCTTCAAAGTTAGCTAAACGTTTAGCATAAACTGTACCTTCTCTTTTAGCAGCTTGTAATATATTATCAGGCACTTGGTCTCTTGGTATTCCTGGAGCGTTTTTTGAAATATAATTATCTCTAATTGTTCTATACGCAGCTACACGAGTAGCTAATTCAAACGTAGCCATATACCCATCAAAGAAGCTTGTAATCTGTTCTTTTGTTTTTGCTATCTTTGTTACTTCTATTGTTTTGTTTAATTTTTCAAAAGCTCTGTCTGTTGAAAGACCCATTGAATAAGCTATCATTCCACCTTGTTCTAGATATTGTAAGTAATCTTCAGGGTATGTATTGCCTTTAGCTTTTTCATCATTAACATACTTTCTCATTTTCTCCATTTGATTTTGGCTATACATCCAACTCATTTTAGCTGAGTCTTTCATACCACGTCTTGCTACTTGGTCAGATATTTGTGAAAGAAAACTTGCTGAAGTTCCAAACCCTTTTTCTGCTGATATAATACCAGCCGCTGTAATGAAATCACGAACAAAGTTGGTTACTCCAAAAGATAAATTATACCTAGTATGCATTTGACCTATAAAGGAAGTAGCGTCTCCTAACACTTCCATAAATTTATTTTGGTCTTGGTAAGTAGTTTTAATTGCTTCGTTTATACTGTCATCTTTAATTCTAAGAACATTCATACTACCGTCAGCATTGTAATGAACAAGATTCTTTTTGTCTTTTAAAAGTTTTTTCATATCTGCAGCTGCTTGTTCGTTTAGTCCTTTACCATACCTTTGTTCAAAAGTGTAAGTTGCTAAGACTTCACCATTAATAGCAGTTGTTTCTATTTCTTTTCCTGTAACATTATCAGTATATTTTATAGGGTTAAGAATAGCGTTTTTAATAGCTTGTGTTAACCCAAGACGGCCTTGTCGTTGCGCAGCTGTGGTTGAATCTATAAGTATTTGAATAAAAGGATTTTCTGCTTCTCCAAGATTACCTTCAAATGAAGACTCCATTCTTCTTAAATCTCCTGATACCATTTCACCATCTATTTCGTATTGTGAATCTGCTTTATCACCTGACTGTTGTTGTCCTTTTATTGGAATATAGTTTTCCCATCCATAAAAATCAATTACTTGGTCAGATAATTCACTAGCATAATTACTGTTTCTGTTAAACTGCTTAGTTAAATCTTGTATAGTTTTCATGTTATCTTTAATTTTTTGTATAGCATTCCATACTTCAGGGTTGCTACTTTGAAGCGCAAAATATTCATCTCTTAAGTTTTGTACTTCTTGAGCAGAAAATTTAGTTACTTTAAACTCATCAGCATTTATATCAACTGTTTTTATATCAGAAGGCTCTCCATCTAATTTATCTATAGTAGGTTTACCATCAATTCTGGTATTCACATTTGTAAGAGTTTCTAAATCTGTTCTGTATTGTTTAAGCTGAGCTGGTGTTAATTTTTTACTTGCTATCTGTGAAAATATTACATCTCTAACATCAGCAGGAGATAAAGTTCTTTTTTGTCCTGTGGTTAAATCAGTAAATTCTATAAATGCTTCTTTACTTAAAGGTACTTTTTGCATATACTTTATAAACCTTCTTTCAGGTTCATGAAGAGCAGTAAAGTAATTAACTAATTTACCTTGAGATAAATCTTTACTCTCCCCTAATTTTGCAGTTAGTTCTTTGTATTCTCTAAGAGCTTCTCCAAAATTTTCCATGGGGGTTTGCAATACATCTCGTACTAAAAGAGAAGCTTTACCAAATGATGTCACCATTGAGTTATATATATCGTTATATGTATCAGTATTGGTGCCGTCCGCTATTATTAATAAACCTGCACGCTCCATGTTTTCTTGAAGCTTTTTAATTTTATGAGATTGGTTTTGTACTTGAGTAACAAAATTATTAAAAGTGCTTTCTCCTCCGTCCCATGCATCTCTTACGCCATCGTACATTTTTTTAAATATATTTCCGGTTGTGCGTCTATTGTGTTTTGCTTGGTCATTATGAAGTGTTGCGTTTTCTTTTTGATATAAGGTTCTTTGAGGCTGCTTACCTTGTTCAGTTTTATTAGAACCAACTATTAAACTAGGAGCAACAGCTAATACATCATTAAGAAGAGTGAACTCAATATTCATTCCTAGCATTTCTTGCACAGCATTTACAAAGTTAGCCCATAGTTTTTGTATTGTAGGAGGTGCGGGTAATACATTTTTTTGGTCTGCTAAAAATCTTTGGAAGGTAGGGTTATTTATAGCTTCAGTTACAAACTCATCCATATTAGATAATTCATTTTTAAACCTGTCTTTAGTATCTGCAGTTCTAGCAGCTGAAAGTATTTTAACTAATTTTCTACCTGTGTCTGTAAGTGCTTCACCTGTTTTAACATCTACATGTTTAGAAAGTTCATTGGTAGTAGCAGCATGAGTCATTTCATGAAACATAGTTTCAAGAGTAGCGTTTTGTTCTGAGATAGTAATAGTATCTGTCTTAGTGTTATAGGTGCCCTTCACCCCTTTCTTCATTTTCTTACTTACTACAAATTTAGTTTTATCTAATCCAGGTAAGTTAGCAAACGTTTCTGCTAATACATTTTGCATTTGAGTTAAATTACCTAAATTTCTAAACCCAAATTTATTTTTTCTATTTTTAACAGTTTTACCTTGTTTGTTTACCCCTATTAAATTTTTAACAAAATTTTCAATTATTTTTAAAGCTTTAGTAGCTGTTCCTGCTTCACTTAAATCTGCATTAAGTTCTGTATTTTTTGTTAGTAAAGCTCTTCTAGCAACTGGGTTGTTTTTATAAAAAAGTTTTTCTTGCCTTGCAACACTAGGTGTTGTAGACCTTGTTTCTTTTCTAGCATAGCCTCTTGCTTGCAATTCACTTGCAGGTGTTACGTTATAAGTTGCTGCACCCTTATCTAATGATATTTCATAAAGTTCTCTAGCTTTTTCTGTTGCTTGTTCTGTAGTTGTTTTTTTACCTTCTTCTTGTTTTTGTTTAACTTTATCTGCTATTTTATTTAATGCTTTTCCAAAAGCTTTTGTATCTCTAGTAAGATATTCAAATTGTTTACCAGGAATATTATTTTCTATAATACTTCTTAATTCTTGATTATTATTAGCGTTTACATTAGGTTGCATTAAATAAATAAGACTACTTAAATTTTCATATCCGGACTCTCTTTGTAAGACTTTATTTTTTGCATTTAAAATATCAGGTACTTCTATTTTTTCTTCTACAGTAACAGCGGTTGTAACTCCGTTATCATTTTTTACTTCTTGAATTCCATGAGTATTTTCTAAATTATTATTTTTTATAAACTTACGAGCATTTTGTTTAGCTTTATTTGTTGCTGGGACTCGTCCTTTTGCAGTAAGGTCAAGACCTATTTCTTCTTTAAATACTCTACTTTTTGGAGAAATTTCTTGCGGACCTAATCTTCTTTGTTCTCGTGCATTAAGTATCTTGTTATAATAATCTTGCGCTCTAACTTGTGAATCTCTTTCTTCTTGAGTTTGAGGTTGAGAAGGTAATCCTGCACGAGTTATAGCTTGAGCTCTATCTTGTGTTGGACCTGTAAATTCTACAGACTCTTCTGTTTGTTTTTCTCTTGCTTTTTCTAATCTTTTATTTTGTTCTAAAGCTTCTTTAACCCTAGCTGTTCTAGCGTCATTTTCTGCTTGAACCATATTTTTAACACCTGACATTTCTACAGCTTGGCTAGCTTTTGCTTGTTCTAATTCTTCTTTTGCTTTATATACAGCTTCATCTTCTTTAGTAATAGTGTCAGGTAATTCATCAAATGTTTTTAATTTTTCACCTTTATTTATTTTTTCGTTTGCTTTGTCAATTTCTTTTTTGTCTTTTTCTTTTTGAGCAATTTGTGCTTTTGCTAATTTGTTTTTAGCTTTAACAACTTCTAAACTATCTTCCTCTTTTATTTCTTTTATAAAGGTAGAAAACCGTATTTGTTCTTCTTTTGCTTTTTTTTCATTTTCTTCTTTTATTGCTTTTAAATTATTTTCTAAAAGCACTCTCATTCCAGGTGATTTAGCTAGCATTTCATCTAGACTATCTCCCTTTTTAATTTTCATTTCATCTTTGTCAAACATATCTCTTTGTACAGGAGCTGATTCTTCTACCACTGCTTCTGTTTCTGTTATTGTTTCGTCAGGTAAAGCTATAACATCTTGAGTTTCTTCTGCTTCCGTTTCGTCAGGTAAAGCTATAACATCTTTAGCTTTGTCTTCTATAGCAAGGGGGTCTGGTTTTGCAGCGGCTATACTAGAACCAGCTGCAGTTCCAGCGGCAGCTGCGTTAGCATCTCTTACAGCTTGTTTTTGTTCTTCTGTTGCTTTTCCATCTTGAGGGGGGTCAGTAACTGGTATAGAAGAATCAGGAGTAGCATCCCCTGGTTCTGCTTTAGGGTCCGTAGTAAGTGGGGTTCTAACTCCACCTACAGTAGCAGGAATGATTGGCATAAAGAATCCAGCCGCAGCTGCATTGACATACTCTTCAAGAGCTTCTTTATTAGCCAGTGGTAAGTTAGCACCTTCTCTTTCTAGTAAAGTTTGCACTGCTTCAATAGGTGCTTCTTTTAATCCTGTAACTCCTATGTTTGTAAAGATAGCAGCTACTCTATTTGCTTGAGCTGTAGGTAATGCATCTAATGAGCCTAAGCCAATTTTTAAGAAGAAGTAATCAGCTAATGCGTGACCAGCACTTAACGCGGCTAGTTTACCTGTATTTAAACCTTTAATTATTTCTAGTTGGTCTGTAGAATCAGGATTAGCAGCTAGTGCTTCATCAACTGCTCTGCCGGTTATTTCACCTGCACCAAACTTACCAGCCATGTAGGTTAAACCACTTGTTTTACCTAAGTCACTAAATCCTTTTTTAATTAAATCTCTACCTTCTGTTGTAGCTAATTGTTTTGCAACTTCATTTCTAAGAAATTCTTTTCTAGCAGTACCACTTAATTTTTTAGCTTCGTCTAGTATTCCGTCTTTTAAAAATTTACGACCAATAAAACCACTTACTAAACCAGGAGCGGCTCCAACACCAGGAGCAGCTGCCCCACCTACTAACGCTCCAGCGCCTGCAGTAAGAAAAGCTTCTCCTATCATACCTACACCTTGACCTGCTATGTATGGTATAAACTCAGTAAGTACAGCTCCTAAACCTTCATCTAATGCTCCAGTAAAACTATCGGTTTTTTTAACTCCTCGTTTACCTACAGCAGCTTCAGATTTTCTATATTGTTTTAATCCAGATTCAATTAAATCATCAGAGCCAGTAAGTTTACCAGCTAACATTTTAGCTCCACCCATAATACCGCCATACTGGTCAGTATATTGACCAATACCACGGAAGAAATCGCTACCTTCTCCTTCTTTTAATTGTCTAGGATTAGCAGCAAAGTCTGTTGGTTGTTGAGGTTGTGATTGTTGGGAAGCTATATAACGAATAGCATCATCTTGAGTAGCCCCATCAGGAGCGTTTACTCGGTATTTTTTGCCTTGAGGATTTGTTACTTCAAATATAGGCATGATAAATTTACTCTACTATTTCAGTTGCTGAGAAACCTTGATACATTGGTTGTTGACCTCCAGATATTCCTGCCGCAGCCATGTTTAAAGTACGTTGGTCTAATCCTCTTAGTCTATATAATTCTGCTCTTTCAGCATCTTTTAGCGCTTTTATTTTAGGGTCCATAGCAGCCATAGAAAACATAGGGTTTTTATTTAATATATCTTCTATTTCAAGTATAGCTTTTTGAGCTTGTACAGCAGCGCTATTACTTGATGTAGCAACTCTTGCATCAATTTCTTGTTGTCCAAGTTCAACCTCAATTTTTTTCAATTCTACTTTTCTATTATTAGCTTCAGCGGTAGCTTGACTATTAGTACCTGTAGTAGCAATAGCTATTTGTTCAGCTCTTTCAGCTGCAGCTATTTCACTTCGTAGTGCAAATAAATCCATTTCTTGTTGAGTTTGTTTGTCATCTTCAGCTACATATGCATCAACACCTTCAGTTAATCCTGAAGCTAAGTTAGTTAAAAAGTTTTGAGAATCTCCTGAAGCCATACCTAAACCACCTCGTATAAGAGCCATGTTTAATGCATCATCAGAATCACCAATATCTGCTTCTAAAGCAGCTAATTTTTCTTGACGTTTAGCAGCAAAAGGGTCTACTCCCATTCGTGCTTTATGGTCTTCCATCATTTTGTTTCCATAAGCTGTTGTATCTTCTATTGTCATACCACTAAAATCTATTTTTGGAGTATAGTCTACTGGTGTTGTATCCACAAACATTGACTCTGGGAGAGGTGCTATTGGAGGTGCTTCTTCTTCGTCATCACCTGTTAACCCAAGTATAGATGCTATTCCTAATCCGCCTGCTATATAAGGATGTCTTTTAACTAAACCTAACCCACCTTTAAGTAATTTATTAAAAAATCCTGGTTGAGCTGGAGCTGCTGGTGGAGTGTAAGGAACCATAGCTCCTCCTGGTGAAGTGTAAGGAACCATAGCTGTTCCAGGACCTGTATAAGGAACTACAGCCGTTCCACCATTTGCAAAACCTATAATACCGCCACCTGCATAGTTCTGTCCTATGTTTGGTGCAGGTAAATTAGCTACTCCGGTTTCTGTAATTGACTCTGTCATTACTTCTTCTTGAGGAACCATTGGAGCCTGTATTTGATTTGTTAATGCTCCTATACCCATAGGTTGATTATCTTGAATAGCTTTAGTCAATACTTCTTCAGAAACAGTTTGTTGAGGAGCTTGAGCCATTTTATCGCGTACAGTCTTACGACGCATTAGTTCACTTGTTACTAGATAAGGGGGCATGATACTAGGATTAGGTTGTTCAGCTAAACTTATTAATTGCTGTTCACTTGAGTTTCTAGCTAGTTCCTGTTGTTGAATAATATTCATAGTTTAACCTCGTAACGCATTGTATAAACCAAGTCCAGAAATACCCATACCGGTAATTTGAGATGCTAAACTTGGAGCGGGAGCGTATTGTGTATTTGTTGAACCTAATGCACCTGCAGTACCACGCAGTATGTTTGATTGAAACTCAAGATTTCTTTTTCTAGCATCTTCCCCTTCCATAAATCTTTGAAAGGCTAAATTCATTTCTTCTTGATTTAATGCTTGTTGTTCTGCGCCTGAAGCTGCTTTAGCTTGCATCAATTCTAATTCCGCATCTTGGTCTGCTGCAGTAATATCAGCCGTTTGTCCTGCTCCTGCTAAGCCATATTGTAACCCTGCTAACCCTAAATCTTTTTGTAGTCCTGCACCAAACTGTTCACCTTGTTGAATTCTAGCACGTCGGTCCATATCAGCTTTTAATGTGGCTTGTTCTGCTGTCATGCCTGCAGCTCTATCTTTTTGAAATTGGTCTGCAGCAAAACCATAAGAATCTTTTAACCCCTGAGCATCAATTTTAGCTAAAAGAGCAGCAGTTTCTGCATCTGCTTGTCCTTCCACTAATGCCTGTCTACCGCCACCAAAAGTACCTCTACTAATAGCTCCCATACCTCTTTTAGCTTTTGCTCTAGCTGCTTCATTTCTAGCTTCTTTTTTTAATAACTCAGTAACTCGAGCTTGGTAAGGGTCCATGTATTTATCTGCTGCCGCTGCATCAAATTCAGCAGGAGTAGCCATACTTAACCGGTCTAATGTACCTGGAGTATATGCTCCAGCTGCTGTTAATCCAGTAGTAGCTGCACCTGTACCTAGTCCAGTTAATGTTTCAGTATCAGTGATAGCTTCTTCAAATTCACTTCGAGGCGCCATACCTCTTAGTCCAGCTTGTACGCCTTTTTGGTCTTCTGTAAACCCAGCTAATCTATCTCCAGTATATATAGGAGCTCCTTTAACTCCTGTAACCCTTCCTGAAGCATCTGTATCATATACTTCTTTAGCTGACTGCTTCATCATTTCTTCATAAAATGGTTTAGCATACTCTGGTAAATCAGAAGAATAAGATTTAGTTTCTGTAGGGCCGCCACCGCCACCACCACCTTTGCCTCCTCCGTACTCAACTAGCCCAGTTGCTGGATTTATTGTTCCAGAGCCACCAACTGATTTAAGGAGTTCTGCTTCATAGTCATTAATGTGAGCCAGACGAGTATCGCCCATACGACCTTTATCTGCAATATCTGCATAAAGATGTTTGATAAGCCATACTTTTAATTTATTAGGTATTAGTTTTAACAACATTTATATTACTCCACTGGTAATTCGTAAAATACAAATTGTTTTTTATATCCATGGTCTTGCCACATTTTTTCCCAACCTGGTCTGCCATATGATTCCATTTTGCTACAACCAAGTTCTTTAGCAAACTTTTGTAGTTTAGGAAACCCATCAGGTAACCATTCTTTAAATCTTCTACCACCTACAAAATGCAATGCTAATACATTCATTTGAGGATACACTACAACTTCAGTTACCCAAAAACCATGAATAGCTTCGTTGTCAAATGCAATCCATAATTGTTGGTCTTTGGTAAGTAGACCCTCTAACATATCTCTTGCAGTGAATCTACCATACGTATATATAGCACACCGTTCTGCAAATCCTTTAATACTTTCCCAAACTGCAGGAATATGTTCCCTAGGAACAAGAGTTGTTTTCATTAACTGGGCATAAACCTTTCGGGATTAATTTGTTTCCCTTGTTTTTCATTTCCCGTTCTTGCTTTTCTTACTTTATCCATCATCCCATATAGACGTTTAGAACCTGCGTCAGATGAGCCATTACCTAAATGACTAACTACATCAGCGGGTACTACAAACTCACCTTGAGAAAGCGCTGCTTTTTGTGTCCCATCTATCATAGCAGGTACATCATCACTCATACCATCACCTTTTAATGTACCACCGTTTAAATACCCTCCAGTAGCCATTAATTCTCTACTTCTTGAAGTAGGACGCTCAAACATTCTTCCTGGACCAAGTTTTAAATAAGGAGTTGGGTCCATACCTACTTCAGCAGCTGCGTTAGCTGGATGAACACCCATTGCAACCATATCACTAAAAGTCCCCATTGCATGACTATGTCCGTCGTGCATACCACTTCCCATAGCTCCAGCAACTGGAGTTCCTGGAGCTAAACCTTCTCCGGTTACACCTCCACCTACGTCCCCTCCTTTGGCAAGAAGTCTTAAACCTGAATCTCTTGCTAAAGCTTCATCAATTCCAGTATCCATACTTAAATCTAATCTTCTAGTCGGGTCATATAATTCATTAGGATTTTTTTCAAAAGGTTGAATTTCAGGAGTAAGCGCTGCTACTCCTACAGGAAGTGCGGTAAGACCTGCTTTTGCATACCCTGCAGTTTTACTACCATCGCCTAGTGCAGTCATTGTGTCGCTAAAGTTGTTAGTTATTGTATCAAATCTATTTCCAATTTGTCCTGCGTCTGCTTTTAATCCTCCAACAGTATCACTTAAAGATTCTGAAATAGTTTCTGTAAAAGTTGGGTCGGGAGGTGCAGCAAAAGCCATATTAGGTCCAGCGCCTCCTTGTACTGTAGGAGCTAAAGTATCTATACCTGCTTTTGTAGCTACGTTTGCTTGAGAGATTGGTGCACTTACTCCTGCACCTGTACCTAAATCCGTTACTCTATTAAACATACTTGTGCCTTGATTAAGAGCAGCATTAGTTGTATTGTTAGCCAAAGCTTTTGCAGCTACTGAGTCTGCAGCTTTAGCAAACCCTCCACCACCATAGCCACCAAGACCTCCTGAAACAGCGCCTGTTAGCATATCTTCTCCGCTCAATGCAGCAATACCGGCTCCAGTCAAAGCTCCAGCGCCTATTCCGGCTCCCAGTCCCATTGCTGTTCCAAATCCTGGAAATGCAAATCCAGCTGCTATTGGTGCTAATGCTCCTATCGCTCTACCCATAATTAATTCCTATTTATTAAGTTGTATAATATCATGTAATGTGTTAGTTATAAACTGTTTTATACTGCTTCAGCCCCTGATATAGTTATAGTAAGCCCTGTTGAACTACCTAAAACTTGTATTGTGTCTCCAGGGTTAGTTATCTGTAGTCCTGACCATTGTAAATATTCTTTTGTTGCTATTGTTTTGTTATATATAAGCGCATTAGAAGTAGCTGCTGCACCTCCACTTGCAACAATATATACTTGCACATCAAGTGAACCGCCCGTAGTATTAGCTACCATAATATCTTTTATGTAAGTACGTGTATTAGCAGGAGTTTCATACACAATAGCTGCAGATGCAGTGACCGCCGCTTGTGCTAATCTAAGCCCTGTTAAATTTTGAAACTCTCCAGCCATTATATGCCCATCCAATGCATTACATTGTTAGTGTGTAAGTTAGTTATTTCGTCTAAGTGTGCCTTATCTAGTTGTGCAAAGTATAGTCTAAGTTGGTTTTGCAATTGGTTCTGTTGGTCTTCACTATATTCTATTTGAGGTAAAACTAAATTAGGAGCTTTAGGTTGTACAACGTGTGCCATATTATCCTCTTAATCCATCTGGTTGAGCGTCGACTGCAGAATCACCTAGTTGCCATTGAGTTCCTACAGTGTTAGATGATATTTTAAAATTCATTTGTCGTCCTCTTGCTCTTATAAATACTTGATTAGTATATTGGTCTATAGTTGCAGTAGATGTAGTTACTCCACGAGTTAATGTAGCTCCAGCTACATCTGTTGTAGAAGTAGCTGCTCCTGGAAATTTAGTAACTGCTACTTGCATATCTACTGCTGGAGTTAATGTTGCTCCTGTTACTGGGTCTATTGTTTCTGAAGAAGCAAAGTTTACATCAGGTATTACTCGTTTAGTAAGCATATAAAACTCACCTTCATTTATATCCATAAACGCAGACTCAATAAATGAGTTAATAGCTAAAGGTGCTGCTCCTAAAGGTTGACCATCATTAGGTCCATTCTCGTGTGAGTATATATATCCTCCAGAAGTAGCAAGTGGGAAAGTATTAATACCTGCATCTACCCATGTAGTTCTGTTTAATTGTCCATAATACCAAATGTCATCACGATAATTATATATTACATAGCGGTCAATAGTATTTGACGGTGTTACTCCGCCAGAACAATAGAACCATATTACTTCATTAAATTCTTTGTTTGTGCCACCATATACAAGCTGTGCTTGTTCTCTATTAATATCACTAAATACATATCTTAACAATGGGCATTTAAGTACATTAACTCGACCATCATATACAAAGAAGTTGTCGGTTCCCATCCAATACATATTGTTATTAACACTTGCAAAAGCGTTAGGTCCCATAATATTAGTGTCCGAAGATAAAAGCTGCAATGAGAACACTTCTGCTGTACCTAAAAATTGTATAGTGCTTAACGAAGTATCAGTCCAAACAAGCGTTTCTTGTCGCACATTAGCAGCGGTAACAATTTTAGAACCTTCTTTAACAAATAAAAACCCTGCACTATTAGCAAGTGTGGGGTTCCACACTTCTGGTACAGGACCAACATCTGCATTAACATCTGCCCATCTAATTAACATAGGATTAAATGCGCCACCTGTATATACTATTTTTTGGTATGAGCCAGATGTTCCAGCAGGTGATGTAGTAGCTACAGGTAACGTATATTTAAAAGTGGTAGTAGAAGGCACTTCAATTATTTGATAAGTACCAGAGTAAGCTGTAGGAGTTTGACCAGATAAAAGTACATAATCACCAGTAGACAGTCCGTGTGCACTTCCTGTAGTTACCGTAGCTGTTGTACTTGTGCTGGTAATAGAACTAATTGTTTTTCCAGCAATTAAAACTTCAGAAAACTCGCTAGCTCCTAAACACAACAAATGCCCGCTTGGTGCAAATAATGTTATTTCTGTTTTTTGAGGAACTGCTATGGCACCTGATATTGAACTAAGTAATACTGCCCGATTACTAAAAGCGGCATCGTATTGCCAAAAGAAAATTTGACCCTCGTTGTTTAAATTAAATATAAGGTCATTATTAAAGTTATCCATAAAGATAAGACGCACAGATACAATAGCAGGAACTGTTGCACCTGAACCCCAAGCTCCTCTACTCCATGTACCCGCACCCCAACCATAACCAGCAACAGAAGAATCAGCACCAATGTTAATCTCAAAGGCTGCGGTAATTCCTGTGCCTCCGCCAGTACCAGCTGACGTAGCAGTGCCCGCAGTTTGAATGGTAAAAGTATCTGCGGTTAAAACAGTAACTTCAAAGTTTAAATTAAGTTGAGCAGCGGTTATACCATTAGTAGTAACAGCGCCAGAAAAAGTTACAAAGTCTCCTGTAGTTGCACCGTGACCAACTATGGTAACTAGAACTTGACCTTCTGTGCCTGCGGTAGTGTTGGTAGTAAAACAGTTATCGGTAGCAGTAGATACAAACGTAGCTCGAATGGGAGTAATGTCATAAAGCGATGTACCACCACGAACGTATACTTTTTTAGTAGTAGCTAAACCTGCAAGTTCTGCACCATCTGCAGTTGAATAAACAAAGAGTTTAGTAGCTTCACCAACGTATCTGTCAAAAGTTTCAGCTTGCCAGCCGCCTAATTTTTCAGGATAGCCCTCACGAAAACGCACAAGATTACCATCATACCATCCACCCATCTGAGCTAAATCAGTACGGTCTCGGTTTATTCCTGGTCTAAATCTTAATTTACTAAGAGGCATGTGATTCCTTTGTCATTAGCATAGTATGTTCTGCTAATCGTCTTCTAATTAATCCTTTAAGTTTACGTCCCCCTGCATAACAGTATTTTAAAAGAACTTCTCCAGCTCTTTTTTTATCACCGCGCTTAAACGCTGAACGAACTGTACTTCGTTGAAAGCATCCCAAACCAAGATTAAAGCTAAAGCTGACAAGAGCATCAAACTCAGATTGTGTTGGTTGTTTAGGATGTAATAACCGAAGGACTCCATTTTCAAATTTTTCTAAATCTTTTTTTAACAGTGCATTTATTTTATCAGAATCCAATTCACGATTCCATGAATCAGGTAACTCAGCATTACGAGTGATAAGGTGACCAACACCAACAGTCCAGTAGCCAGCAGGACATCTATAAGGTCTTGCACGTACTCCTTCAAAATACTTTATAAGAGCTAGGCCCTTTTCCGATGTATTCACTTATTTTTCCCAATGTCTAGACCCAAACCAAAAACCAATAATAGATGCTAGTATAGCCATTTCTTCATTACTAAACACTATATGCATAGCTTCTGCATAATTATGTCCTGACTTTATAGCCCAATATAATCCTACGAAATCGACCACCAATAAAATAAAAACAAAAATATAGGTGATAATGGGGCGAACACTAGCACGGAGATTAATAACCCAAGTAGACGCGCCTTCCGCAACTTTTTCGTCGTGCTTGTATAACGCAACTCTTTCTTCCGCATACGTTTCCATTTCAACTTGGTCAGTTTTAAACTCTTCAATTTTTTCTTGAGACGCATAGCCAGCTTTTGCCAATTCCATAGCACGTTGTATTTCAAGTTTAGCCATTTCTTGTTCATGTTTTTGGTCATTCTTTTGTTCAAAAAACTTTAATACACTAGGTAACCCTGATGTAGCAAAACCTAGTATTCCTGATAAAATTGATAACATTAATTATTGCTCCAGTTTTGTGATTGCATTACATCTATTAATGCTTCTACATCTGCAGCTTCTGCAATAGCTGTTTCTAATCTTTCTGACTCAGCAACTACGTGAGCTCTTTTTGTAACAACGTCTGTAGGTATAGCTACTTCTCTTTCCATTTTACGCGTTACATACCAATCAGTTTGAGCTAAACAAGTGCCTGCTGTATGTTTTACTTCTGCAATTTTTTGCGATTTTAATCCTTTAGTTACTAACTTTTCTTCAGTATCTTCCATTGCTTCAGTTTCTGGATTATATTTTTGTACATATAGTTGATTACCATCTTCATCTTTTTCATCTTTATCCTCCATAGCTTTAGGATTATCTACCTCACCATTCCAATAGTATCTGTCATCAGCCCTTACAGGGTCTGCTTCCCATGTAATACCTAGAGCATCTCTATCTTCTTTAGTAGATAACTGTAGCCAGTTTCTAGGATATTGTATTTCGTTATGTGAAAACCCCCTATCCATAATAAGAGTTTTCCCGTTTAATTTATATGCCATAATATTCTCCTATCGGGCGTTTGAGTTTTTAAAAGGGTTTTCGGCAAATGCCATGTATATGTATGTTTCACCTGAAGTATTATATGCCTCATGACTAGCTCTAATTTTAAAACCATTAGCTAATAAATCTACGCCATAAGTGCTTTCTGCTTCAGAAGTATTTTCAGCAGAATTAAAATCAGCAAATAGTATATTAGAAGTCCAATTATATGATGTTCTTGTAGAATCCATTATTCTCCATTCGCCAGTTGTACTTGAACGCTTAACCATAAGAAAAGCTGGTCTAAACTCTGTGTATATAAATGGTCCATCAGTAGAGCCATTACCTGTATAGCTATTAAATTTACTGTAGCCTTCTACTTCTGCAAAACAATATGCTACATAATCAGCTGAAGCAAGAGTTACTTGCCCAGTAGTTATACCAAATCTTGTTGTAGTATTTTCAGTTAACCAATTAGAACCTGTTGTAAATTTAGCAGCACTTGAGTTTAAATATACTCCATGAGTTGTAGGAGCAGCTCCTAATGATTGATGAAACACGACTCCATTTTCTCCACTTGCAGAACGACATTTTAAAAGTATCATTGCAGGTACTCTACCTAAACCATGACCAACTGTAAAAGTACCACTTGAAGGTTCTGTATAAGTAACAACACTAAAGCCTGATGTTGTATTAGCCGATACTGTAGATATTATAGAGCCACTAAAATCAGAAGAGCCGTTAGTTGCATTTGTATTTGCTTGGCCTCCCATGCCAGAGTGAACTGTGCAATAGTAATATAAAGTTGGCGCAGAAGCTGCTACTACAATAACTGTTTTAGCTCCAGCAGTACCTGGTACCCCT